GGAAACTGTTTTTTGAGATTACCATTGTTGGTAATATCTACCAGTGTGTGGATGTGATACTCGTGCATAGGAATATTTAAGTCGTAAAAAAAGGGTGAGCAAATTAATACCCACCCTTTTAATTTTAGTTAAAACTAACTTACCTTATTACGGATGTGCAATAAAGTCTGCTAATAATGAACTTGTTACGCCAGTTGAACCTGTACCAAAGTTTGAAGCCGCCGTAAATGCGCCTGTACCTTGAAGTGCAATTTGAACATTGTCAGTAGTTCCACTTGTGAAAATACCTGACTCTGTCATTGGAGCCACTGCCGCGATTGTGTGTGCGTCGTTAGTTCCAGATACGTCACCCGCCATTAAGTATTCTAATGCCGCGTTAAGTTCAGTTTCTGTTAGGTTAGTTTTCGCTAGGTTAATAACTCTTGTTCTTATACCTAGACCATTTGAAGTTCCGGCTTTACCACCGTTACCTTGTGCTATTCCTGCCATTTTTAATCCTCCTTTTTATCTGATTTAAATGACTTTGATTCCGCTCAGGAATCAAGTTGCAAGTATTTATAAATTAATTTGGTAAATTATGCTGTAATATTACGATTTAAGCCAGATTTCGTCACTTCTAACCTGTGAATCCTTGTGATATCCCAATTCCCATAATATTTTTTCACATTTCTCTACAACATGTAGCCGCTTTCGCCTCTTCATCTCGATGTTGATCACAGGACTGTTCTTTGTCAGTGTTTCCCTCGCACCGTTCAGCAACGGTATCTCATAGCCATCAACATCTATCTTGACAAGATCCACCTTGCTGAAATTGTAACTATCGAGGGTCTTCATTTTGATGTCACCGGGTTGGTCATCTATCATCGTGCTGTTGAACTCTTGGCTTGCTGTGTGTTCCTTGTCAGACAGACCGTAAGGATATAGAGTGACATTTTGTTCAGTTATGTTCTTGTTGAAGCATTCTCTGAAGTTTGGATTGGGTTCAAAACAGACCACGTACTTGAACTTCTCTGCCAGTGGTCTGGTCCATTGTCCTATGTTGCTACCTATGTCTAAGCATACCCTCCACTTTCGGACAAAGGTCAATGCATGATATCTTTGCATCGCCTGGCCATCTCCGGCATCCTCTAGATAGGTAGGTTCGGTGTGTCGTCCATACAACACCCAGTAACTGTTCTTATTTGACACCACAGTCTTTACAGATACAGTCAGGGCAGTCTTGGCACTCTGCACACGATCGTTTGCAGTGCTGTTCACAGCCACACTTTTCACATATGTATTTGATCATTATAACAACTCCTTAAATTTTCTTTGTATATCCGTGTTGGGCAACTTTGATTGTAACATTTGGTTGAGTTTCTTGTTCGTATCATTACGTTGTTTTGAATTTAGTTTTACATAGTTGGCAACGGCTCTCCTCACGTTACGATAGTTGGAATCATTCACATTCAATGCCCTCTCCAGTTGCGTGAGATTCCTGTAATGGTCTTCCCAAGTTCTCATGTATCTCCTTAGGGCCATCACTGGGACAGGCTGTCTTTGCCTCATGGCCTGTGCTTGATTCTTGTTCTTCAGTTTCTTTGTGATGTCCGGATCTCCCGACACTATGGCCAGCATGTTGGCCAGGTCGTTGTTGACCATCCTCACTTGATCGAACGTGCCTTTCGCCATGGTCTGGTCTGCGTATCTTTTGGTAAAGTCCTTTGTGTCTTTGAGTTGGCTCATCAAGGCCAGTGCTAGGAAACTGAGATATATCCTCTCCGTGACCTCCGGAAATGAATATCTGCCCAAGTCACTATGCCTTCTTATCACCTTGCCCTCAGATACATACTTTAAAAATGGTGTTAACATACAGGTATTTATAGAGCATATGCAACGAAATTTTATTCTAACTGACTTAATGAAGACTGGCGAGAACGTTCTTTATGAGCAGTTCATCAATATGCATAGTTTTAAAGATCAAACATTTGAATGTACCTCTGAATATTATATGCTACAACATTTTGAACTAGATTCATATGATAGGAAGTTTGCCATCATAGACAGATCAAAGATGGGAGAACAGCACCCATCACACAACACAGAATACAGACAAGAGTTGGAACGTAGAAAATTATTATTGCACAGTCAAGGGTTTAAATTCATACTCGCAACACCGTGGGAATCCAAAGAAAATATAGATAACATGGCACTGTATCCAAAGGCGAGAAGGGATCTAGTATGGTCGGGTGGAACATCTTGGTTTTGGTTTTACATGTATAACAAGCACAAAGACAACAAGTTTAATTTTGATCATTCAAATAAAAAGTATGACTTCCTATATCTCAACAAGCAAAAAAGAGCTCACAGAGAAAAATTATATAATAAGTTATTTGATAAAGGCATATTAGAAAATAGTTTGCACACCAAATGGCCAGATAGAAAGTTACCGATAGAATATGAACTGCCATGGGCACAAGACTATCCGCAGTACGGAATGGATCAAGACCTATATGAAAAGCCATATAATGATACTGCTTGTAGCATTGTTTCAGAAACTAATGATAACAACTACGAAATTTTTATGACAGAGAAAATATGGAAACCAATCATAGCACAACAACTTTTCGTAGTGCATGGAAATTATCTGTATCTACAGAAGTTGAGAGAAATAGGTTTTAAAACATATAACAATTACTTCGAAGAAGCATATGACCTAGATAGAGATCCTGATATGAGGATTGATACCATTGTTGATGTCTGTGATAGATTACGTGACGCTCCATGGCAAGACATATATCTACGAAGTAAAGCACTGCGACAACATAACCACGATAAATTTTTCCAAAAAGAAAATTTAAGTAATGAAATTAATAAAACGTTGAATCTATTTCTTGAATTTGCTGACAGCAGTCAAATTTCTTCTTGAGAATCCCAATCTATCTACAAGTTTAACAGCACCACCCGACTTGTCAACAGCAACAAATCCTTCTGGTTCTGTTACCTCTAGGCCGCCGTCCGTCTGTTGGAATGATCCGATGGCCATGGCCTGGTTCATCTTCTTCAGCACAAACATTTTCATTTGTTGTACCGCTTTGTAGAATGTAAGCATGGCCTGTAATGGCTTCTTTGCTCTGTTAAGGAACACAGGCATCTGTTTCATCTTGTCCTGTCTCAACTGTAAGGCCTTTTGTGCTTTCAGCCCTGTCATTTGTTGTTGCATTCTGTCTGTGTAAAACTTACGGAAGCCTTGCAAGAATTTATTCACATCACTTGGCAACTGTCCTTCCTTTACCATTGCATTGATATACATTTGAAACATGGGAATGAAGTCTGTATTTTGTCCTAGCACACTTGACAAGTCTCTTGGCACATTGTTTAATAATGTTTCGAGTTTCTCAATGCTGTTGTAGAACTGTTGAGTTTCATCGTCTGTAAATTTAGCACTGCCTGATACATCTTTGTATGTGGCATTGTCAAAGAACACGTCATTGCTTTTGACAAACGAACTCACATCTGCTCCTCCTGATGCTGTCATGTCTGCAAGTGTTTCGCCGTTGTATGTTGTGTGGAATATGATTCCTACCTTTGCTCTGTCTATCTGTTTTGACAACGCTGATCCTTCTGGAATCGCATATGTTATTGTGTTGGGTGTAAATGTTAAGTGAGGCTTTCCGCCTATGTTCTTTCTTGTTATATCATCATCGGTGTACAACAGATCACCTTGTACAACTCCTTGTATATTGAGTTTCTTTAAATGCACAAGACACTTTAATAATTTCTGTCCCAATTGGTCTGTGCCGTGATTAGTTGCTATGTCCTTCTTTGTGTAATTGATCTTGGCCGCCTGTGCAAAAACTGATTTGGTTCCAACAAAGAACTTGCCGTTGTCTGGATTAGTGCCACACACCACAGCAGGAGCGCCATCCCACTTGACCGACACACTCATTGCTTCTGAACTAGATCCTTTGAGTGTTAGAAGCAGTCCTCTGAAGTATTCCACCACTGCCTTGCCACCCTCGTACCCATCGGTTATCACGATATCTTCTATGTGTTCGAGGTGCGTTCTTTTAAATTCTGTTAATACATCTTCTATAAGCATATCAATATTTATGGGAGCAATTTAAACTTAGATTCGGCCTGTTGTCTAGTTAGATCGTACTGTTTTCCGTGTAGCCCAAGAGCAATTCCTTTATGTACATCGTCTTCTAGAGTCAAAGGTGTTTCTATGTTGTCCTTAATATTTTGCCAGTGACCTAGTATACTTGATTGACTGGTTAGCCATTTATCGTGCTCTTCCACAGTATAATTGTAACCTATCTTTTTAAATTCGTCAACCGTGGCCTGCGAACCTTCATACATGACAGACCAATTAAACACTTTGGTTATCTCCGGTAATGGTTTAATTTGTTCAAAGTTATCATTAAACAGTTTGTACATCCATTCTGCTACTGCTGATGCTACTGGCACTTTACTATTGTTTTTCCAAAGATCAGTTTGCCATTTGATCCAAGAGTCTCTCCAACCATATTGCAGACCTGCCTCATCGCCCAACTGTGCTAGGTTTTTGTGAAACCAATTTAGCAACAACACCTCGCGATACTTGTCAATGTTGTTCCTTATGACTGTGTCATCTTCTGTTATTAAATCTTTTACATTATCATAATTTTCAGTGATAATAACTTTAGTATTTTTCGTTCTCTTTGCATAGTGCAAAAAGTTTATAATTTCTTTATCATCGGAGTGCGTGCCTTTTTCATGATATGTTGTCATTCCGTCTAGGTCTGTCCCTACAAGTTTTAAGCATATGTAACTGTTGTTTCCGCCCGACGGTGCTATAAAATATATCATGATATGTAATCTTCCCTGCCTCCTTCACGCACAAGATCCAGTGAGCAACAATGCAATCCACCATCCCAAAAGTATCTGTGCCTCAATGGTACTATGATTGGTTCTACTTTGTGTTTCTTCAAGAAGTCAAACACTTCCTTATTATACGATGATACCAGCATACACTCTTCAGATACACCAAGTGTGTTTATGTCAAACACTGTTTCAGCACAATAGCCAACCCAGTGATCGCACCAATCATTAATAAATTTGTGCAGTTGAGGATTGTCCTGTTCTCCATCAATCCACCATCTACCATTAACCATATTCTTTTCCTGCATCCATTTATTCATACTAGGGTGCATCCATCCTTGATCTCCCAGTTCTAGCCTATCCCATTTAGACAACAACTCTTTTTCCTGTGGTGGAGACTTTCCTACCCTCATGAATGCTCCTGGCTTGATGAAACTTATTATACCGTCTGTGTGTCCTACCTCGTCTGTTTGAACAATTTCATAACCCTGCTGTTTCCATTTGTCTACTATATGATTGAACATGGGTCTGTCTGGATGTACAAAACCTTGCTCTCCGTCAGCAGGCATGATTATGTGTTTGCCTAACTTAATACTGTTGGCTCCCGATATCAATTCATGTCCTTCGAAAGATACCCCTCCCGGACCATACACTTCATTGAATAGGTCTACAAGGCAGTCTTCGTGTACAAAATCTTTCATATAATCGTAAACACCGTTTGTGTTTTGTTGATAACACTTGTTGCCAAGTGTTAAGAATATATCACGTGGTTGTAAAGGTACATGAGGGATCTCATCTTTGTTTGCCAATGCTTCTCTTTTAAGGGGATCTGGTTGGAAAACTTTTATTCCTAAACCCTCTAATACTCTTTTGAACTCTGCCATATCTTCATTTGTTTCACGAAGTATCTTTTGCATCGGTCCTTTGATCTTATCTTCAGTGATCCAATCAAACACATCTTCAGCAAGTCCTTGTCCTATTGCTACTGCGGTAAGTTTTTGGAATGGTGAGTGTGTCGAGACCTTTATCTTCTCAGACATTAGTCCTCTTTGTATTCGCCGTCTTTGATTTTTAGTACGTTGTCTTTTACGTCTCTGTTTTCTCTGATCCGTGCAACACCTTTAGAAAACTTGGATGCGTCCATGTTCTTAAGTGCCGAATTAAATTTTTTTTCTAGTTTGAATGCAGTATCTTGATCGAAGTTTTCTCTGATATATGTCATTAATCTTATTGCCGACTCAAGTATGTGAGAAGCTCTACTCTCCACAACTTCTTCCTTGTCTCTTTTAAGAGGCATTGAGCTTAATTCTTCTAATAAACTTCTTGTGTATTTTTGCATATATCGTATTTACTTCTCGTAACCGCTCATTAAACTTTCCTGTAAACGAAATATTTACGTTTGTTGCTGTCGTCTCTTATATCTAGCACCTTTAAGTCGAACATTTCCGCTAATTCAATAATAAACGGTACATTCCAAGCATAGAATTCAATCCATTTGGCCTCTGGCTTATCGTGTTGTATTCCGGGGTTTACCCTACAAAACATCAGACCGCCGGGCTCTAGCATATTCACACATTTGGATACTTCTGCTATGATTTTGTTTTGGCCACCAAAGTTGATAGATCCAAGTGCAAGTATAACATCAAACTTTTCTATGGGTCTAAAGTCCATTAGATCTATTTGGTAGTCTGCCTTATCATTATAAGGATCCAATCCTATAAGATTGTGTATTTTATTTTTAAATTCGTTCCCACCGCAACCTACATCAAGCACTGCTCTGGGCTTTAGATCGTTTACTTGATCTATTAATTGTAATCCAGAGTGTTTCCATTTCTTCATGTCGGCCTTCCAGTGATATTGAAAATATCTGTGCAAACATTTTTCATCAATGGCTACTGCATATTGAGTTAAAGTTTCACACGTTTTATCGAAATCTACATCAAATGTTTCTTTAATCATCTGACTTGTTACCTTTGAGACATCATTATTAGTTTGGGCAACTAATTCTGCAAAAATTTTTCTATTCATAAAGGTAGACCCTTATATCCTTTGCGTGATACTCGTGGAAGTTTTGATGTTCACCTTTTGGAGATGCTATATTAAGAGATTTACATAGTTCGATGTTGTTTCTTACACTTGTTACTCTGTCTTTGTTCGCATGTATAAAGTTCATGATGTCTTTGTTCTCTGCTTGTATGTGATTCCACATACTATTCAAGTTTCCGAAGTGTTGGTAGTTAGGATATGTTATTGTAAACTCTCCACACAGTTTCCACCACTCCATGCATTCGTGGTCGTTCCTGTAAACCATGATTATAGGATATCCAAACTGTTTCAAGTGTTCCAGTTGATGTGCGAAAGTATGAGATTTGATGATACGTTTTCCTGTGCCGGAGAAAGGACCGTTCCATTCTTCAACATCAAACTCCATACCTGGATCCCAATATGCACCAGTGTGCATCAGTTGTTTTGTTCCTGGTGTGTCGGCATCGTGCCAATACGTTCTTTGTTCTGTGTAATCTGTTTGGTCCACATCTGCAGAACGGTGAATGTTTTTGAATACACTGCTCCATTTAGAGCCAGGCGCACCTGTCATTAAAATGTACATTACTAATACTACTGTGATTTGTTGTGTATGTCAAGAGTGTGCTTGGAGTCTTTGTTTGTGCCTTCAATAAATTTCCAAGTCTTGTCTGTGGTTCTTCCTGTGTATTGTAAGATGTATCTGGTATCCCAACCCATATTGGCTGTTCCGTGTGGGAAGTCCTGCCAATGCCAACTGATAACATCACCTGCTTTCCAGTGCGTGTGTACCGCTGTGCCTTGGTGCCAAATCTGACCCATGCTCCAATCATTTAGAAATACCACGAACCTGTGTACTTTCTTTGGGTCTACATCATAGTCTAATTCATCAAAACTGTTTTGTCTGTCTAGTCTTGCGGCGAAGTTGTCCATGTGCATGTGTAGAAGTTGTCCGCATACTTGCGAATGTAGTTTTAACTCGTAATCATAAAGACCAAGTAGTCCTTCTGCCAATGCTACTGCTTTGGGATCGGTAAACATATTTGCTCTGCCATATATCTTGCCCTCAGGGTCTCCACCTGATCTCACTATGTCATATACTTCTTGGTCTATGCCATAGTTCTCTCCAACACTTTTATTTCGTGTTGCCCAATGCACTGCGTTGTCCTGTGCTTTGTCACCGTAGGTGTTTATGAAGTAATCGCAGTCCATATCAATGTTGCCATGGAACATCAACACATCTTCTATGTTGTCTTTCTTGCTCCAATCGAAGTGGTATGCACCTCTTTTCAGTGCCCTCCTCTTTTCGTAGTCCCAACGGCTCTTGCCGTACTCTAGTTTCTTACCAGTCTTGGTTGCATTGACTTCCGTGTGTGCTTTGAGATTCTTGATAGCCTGATCAGAGTCCTGCAGGTCGTCGTCAATTTTCTTTAATACTTTGTCTGAATAATCTTTGTTCTGTTCCATGTTGATATTTAAGCCGTAAAAAAAGGGCGATAGAAAAATACCGCCCTTTAGTAATTCGAATTACTATGCGTAAACTTCCATCAACTTCGCACTTTCTTCAAGTGTTCCAGTTTTAGAAGATGTGATTGCAAATAAGTCTTTTCTGAACTCGTTGATTACTGCATTGATCTCGTCCTGAGCTTCTTGTGTGACACAAAGTTTCTCAAGTTCCATTCTACCAATAGTAGCGTGGAAAGTCTCGTCCTTGGCAATTTTAGCATATCTAGAAGAGATAAAAGGATCTTTTATAACTTCAGCCATCATTCCCCAGTTTCTTGCCGCTCTACCTTCCGCTAATAATTGGTATAAACCTAACATTAGTGGATTGCTATTGCAGTTGTACTTTTTGATCATTGCCGCACCTTTTTGCTCTAATCTTGATGCATGAGCTTCAACAGCCTTTTGCATGTCAAGTTCTTCACCTGTTAGGTACTCAACTACTTCTTTAACAAATTGAAAGTGCTTCGCTTCGTCGTGTGCTTGTTTCGAAAGAAGAATCAATTTCTTAGGATCAGTCCCGGCTGGAAGTGCCGCAACCTCTCTAGAAATTTCTTCCATGTTCATTCTTTCGTTAACCATACGACCAGTGAAGTTGTCTACCAACTCGTCCTTGTCCGTTACGTTCTCGTAGTAGTGCTTGATCTGTAACTCAGACGCTCTGAAGAGTGCCTCATTCTCAGCCTCAAGTTTTGCTACGAACTCTTTTGATGTTAACATATGTTTCTCCTTTTATAAAAGTACAGATATTTATTTTCTATGCCCATGCTTACACTTAAATATTGTGGTGAAAATAGTAGTAAGTCAGGAAGAATACATTAAATTTGGTAAGCCGTTTGATGCTTTAGAACGCAATTACTATGACTTCTTAAGTAATCATGAGTTAGTACCGGTACCCAACATAGTTAAAGTACCAGATTATGATTATGACTGCTTACTTCTCACAGGTGGTCCAGATAGTCCTGCTAGACACAAGACAGAAAATCTTCTATTTGCTCATGCATTCAAAAAGAAATTGCCCATAATAGGAATATGTCATGGTGCTTTTGTAATCAATGACTTATGTGGAGGCAAACATGGTAGGGTACAAGGACACATCGACTGCGATACAGAAATAACAATGTATGGCAAGAAATACAAGGTTAGATGTTATCATCAACAATGCATAAAAGAGGTGGGCAAAAACATGACTGCTATTGCTCATGACAACAAAGGTAATGTTGAGGCATTCAAACATGACAAACATCCAATCTATGGAGTGGTATGGCACCCGGAGAGAATGAAAAATCCTGTGCTACCAGATGAAGTTAAGAAATTACTTGATTGATTTTCTACGATAAAGCCAAACGTACCTGTGTGGCCATTCTCTTTCCGGCAAGGTGCCGTCTGTGTTGTATTCCAACTCTATTCTTTCTACGTCAAAGTCCATAAGTCTTGCATAGTACTCAATCTCTTTAGTTCCCCACTGGAACCATTTCAGTCCTTGGTCATTCTTGTAGCCACCCGGAGCGCCTCTCATATACAGCCTGCCACCTGGCTTTAACCAAGACTTTAATTTTATTAACATATGTGCTATGTCGTCGTGGTTGCCCCAATTAACAGACCCTAGTGCAAGTATCACATCAGCAGACTCGGCCTTAAATGGTGCGTCCCAATGTCCACAAACTATATCTGCTTCTTCAAATACAGGATCATAACCAACTAGGTTTTTAATTTTTCCTTTAAGAAAATTGATACCACACCCCGCATCAATTACTAATCCAGGTTTTAATTTATTAATTTCGTCTACTAGGTTAGCACCTGAGTGTTTGAACAAGTGTATGTTTGATTGCCAAACATTTTTGTAGAAGTCGTCTTGTGCTTTTTGATCAATCATATATGTTAGTTATTATGCGTAATCTATTCCTTTATTTTTCTGTGTTATGCTCCTGTACACCAAGAACAACACACCAGACAGCAACACAAGGAACAATGGTCTAGTCAACAGTTGAGGTACCTCATACATTGTGTCCATTTGCTGTCCTAGGTTCAACCACTTATCTATGATGATATAAGTCAGTAGTATTGCAGGTCTGCTTATCTTAAATTTAAAACATATCAATCCCAACACACTGCAACAAGCCAGTGTTACGTAGTCCATGTATAGTCCAGTATAACTTTGACAAGTGTAGATTATTATTGCAAATATAATGAATGCATATATTGGATAAGGTATCTCAAGAATCTTTACGAGCAATTTAGATGTAAAGATGCAGATAAAGAAAGTTAATATTGTGGCGCCTACAAATCCATAACCTAGTAATGATAAAAACTTTTTGTCTTCAAGCATAAAAGGATTACCTACATCTAATCCAAATGTAATACACATAGCCATAAAGATTGCGGCAAATGGAGATGCTGGTATTCCAAATAGTACAGTAGGAATTAAACTGCCAGCCTTTTGTGCGTTGTTGGCTCCTTCACAGCCTGCAAGTCCCCTTGGATTACCTACACCAAACTTTTCTTCAGGATGTGCTTTGACTGTGGCACCATATGCCAACATGTCTCCCACAGGTCCTACACCTGGCAACATGCCTGCAACAAATCCTATAAATCCTCCACGAACAGAGTCCTTCCAAAATCTTAGTGTTGTTCTAAAGCCAGAGAACAGTTGTGCGAAATAATTGTTTATAGGAGCGGGTCGGTTCTTGCCCAAATGGAATCCTGATATTAATTCTGGTACTCCAAATAGTCCTGCTATCATCATTATAATAGGCACTCCGTCTTGCAAGTATAATGTGCCAAAAGCGAAACGTGGACCTTGGGTTTGTGGATCTATTCCTATGAGTCCTATGAACGCACCTATTAGAATGGCACAGCAACTTAACCAGAAGTTCTTGGATACTATGAATGCCACTGATGCAATTGAAAGAGTCATGAACATGAATAGTTCCGGTACACCGAATTTATAAATGACAGGAGCGTAGAAAGGCAACAATGCGAATGCTAACAGGCCAAAAAATATGCCGTTGAATGTGCTGTCGGTCATTGCTATTCCTATGGCCTTTGCCGCTTCACCATTCTTACTCATTTTGTATCCATCAATAATAGATGCCGCAGTTGTACTTGCACCTGGTATACCTGTGAGTAGAGATGTATAAGAGTCTGCTGTACTAGATGCCGCTATAACACTTATTAAAAATATTAATCCGTAGTAGGGATTTGGTTCGAAGTATCCTGCGAATGAGAATACTAGGAGCATCGCCGTTCCGGCACCTGCCATTGGTATAACACCTAACAATATTCCGTATACTGTTCCTAGCAGGCACCAGAGTGCGTAGTCCATGTTACTTTAATAGTTCAGGTTTAAATTCAGCCTTCCAACCAAATATATTATTGAACCACCAAACTAGATTTTTTAGTTTTTCTTCAGTGTATTGTTTTCTCTGATCTAAAACTATCTTGTCTGCTTTCTCGCCAATTGCCCATTGGTAGTCTCCACCAGATGCTTTGGCAATTATTGCTCTTGACTCAGGATCTTTAAGCATTTTCTTCAATGCTTTCACAAGTGCTTTTCTATGTTTTGCACCTTTGTTGACCCATAAGCCTTTTTGTAGTGAATCGTTTTGGAACTGCACTAATCTGTATGCATCATAAAGTTCACCTTTAGGTTCTTCACCCCAAGTTTGTTTGAACACTGTGTCAAAATCTTTTCCTGGTGCGTTTGGGTTAGTAACGATCTTTTCCTTCTTTGGATCGTATACCCCTTGTGTGAACCATAGTTCACCTTGCTCGAACTTGCTGATCTTCTTAGTCCATGCAGTCGGGTTACCTCTGAATACATTAAACTCACCTCTAGCGAACATCAATGTACCTTGCTTGTCG